TGCCGTTGTGCATTTCCTCCGCTAGTGCTGTCTGCAAGTTTTGGTTGCGGAACCATTCGTTATATATACGGTTATATGCCCTGAAAGGAAGCGCCGACACTTCTGTCATGTCGATGCTGGTTACGAACGGTAACCCCATATAGTCGAAAATGGCATTCGCGCCGAACATGTTGAATGCAGTGTTCGACGATAGGTATGGAATTGTGTATTCCGTTGTGTCGGCCGGGTTGTCCTTTTGGCCGTGGAACTTTTCCCAGTTGTCCCATAACAGTCTGTACGGTACGAAGAACCAGAAGGTTTCGCAGTACATATTGTCCATTATCGGGTGCAGCGGCGTGCTAAGCCGAGCGAAGAAGGTTGCGTTCATGTTGAATGTATCGCCGGGCACGATTTCGTCGACAAATATCGGAATTATGAAGTCGGCGTCCATTGTGCTCTTGAGGCCGGATGATCTGTTGAATGATGATCGCGGTATGTTTACTGAAGGTACCTGGGCGTAATTGTGGCCAGCTTGTTTTCCGGGTCTCATGTGTTTTCCCCATTAGGTGGTAGTGATTGGCCGGCGTTTGTCGGCCGTTGAAAGGGTAGTTCGTCGGTTTCGTTGCGCCCGCGTTGTGCGGCGATTGCTTCCAATGCCGTCATCAGGCATTCAATCCGCTCGTCTTGTGTTACGTAGCCTTTGTTATTGTCGAAAGTCCCGAGGCGAAATAGTGAATAGTCCTCGGGGTGTTTTCCTACTTCGTGGTTTTTGTCTGTTGCGAGGTCGCTGAATGCTCGCATTGCTTGGCCGTCGGCCGGCATGAGAAACGGGTTCATGTAAGCGCCGGTTGCTACGTCGTATATGCTGTAAAAAAACATTCTCATGTGTATCTCCGTTAGTGTTAAATGATTTGTTTGCTTGGCGATAGCCGCCTAACTCTTCTCTTCCTTTTTTGCCAAACCTCCTTATTCCCATAGGTCTCTTTTCAGGAATCTAAGTTGCGCCCTTTTATTGAGGTATTTCGATTTCAACTGTTCGGGCGTGTATTCCTGTGCATGTTCTTTCATGTAATCTTTTCGTGCTGATATCACGGTTTGGTGCATTTCCCCATCCTCTTTTTTCAGCAGGTCGGTGTAATAGCGTGGCACTCCGCGCAATACCATGTTTCGCTTGCCGCCGACGGGTACCTCGTCGGCTGGAAAAACGTCGTTTTTCCATTTTTCGTACCATCCTTTTCCTATTCCTCCTTTGCCGTCCTTTGTTTTTCCTCCCCGGCTCATTGTGCTGTATTCTGGTTCCAGAAAGTGCAGTTCGCCGTATTCGTCGATGTGGGTGTAGTGGTCATGACTTCGCGGACCCGTAATTTTTTTCATGCAATAGCGCGCGCAATACGCCGCTGTATCCCAGTTAACGGGTCCGACACTGCTAAAGCCGTAGTCCCAGAGGCTGTCGAGCGTCGGCGAAGTGTAAATGAACAGTCCCTCTTTATCCTTGAGAAACTCCTTATCCTCGTTGAAGTCGAGATTAAACAATATCGCATGGTAGTGCGGGCGTTGAAGTTGTTCGCCATATTCGCCGCAGTGGTAGTAGCGTATTGTCCGCTCGGGGAAGCGGTTCCTGACCTTTTTCATAAAGTTTTGGAAATGTTTTTTGTTGAGTGAGCGGTTTTTCGGCATGTAATAGCCTTCCGCATACTGTTTCTCGTCGCAGTCCCACGGTTCGCGGTACGTCAACGTGATAAAACAATTGGCGTCGTAAAGTGTCGCTTCGTGTGTGATCCGCGTCGCCCAGGTACGTGACGCGTCAAGTCGGCATCCGAGGCAACTCCCGCAAGCTACCTTCATTCTTGACGCGGCCCGATCTGGGTCGAAAGTAAGCCCTCCCGTTGTCCGGTCTTTGAAGCCGGCGAGAGGGCTATAACATGGCACTAAAGGATTGTGCCGCCGCGTTGCGGGCGCGGTTTTCTGTTGCGTCGGTGCATGCCCGACGTCCGTTTGAAAAGTCGTTTGCTGCTTCTGTTGCTCATCCGTCGACGTCTTCGCATTGCGTTCTCCTGTGTGTATATACAGTATTGCTCGAGATTTCGCCGGCCCCGGCCGGCCCACCAGTTCTATCTTACTTGACTTGAACTGGTGGACTGACCGGGGTCTCCCGGTCAGTCTAACGCCGGCCGTCGTCAAGTTTCAAGCACTTAGCTTTGGCGATGTCTTTGAACACGTCCGTACAAACCGTTCTCCCGCATCTTTGGCACTTGAGTGGTACCTCGGTAGGGGGTGCATTTTGCTCGTCCCATACGTGCTTACAATGCTCGCAGACAAACCATTTGCGTAGGTTCCCCGGCCAGATGTTGGGGTCACCCATTGTCCGGCTCCGTTTTGCCGGCCGTGGCCGGCGCCGCTGGTTCCCGCGGTGCGGGTTGGCGCGGTGGATCGGGTTCGGCTCGCGGTGGTTCGTGTCTGGCATTGGGATTCGGGAACTGTCGTCCAGGTGCCGCGATGCCGGTTAGGAGCTCCCGAAGTCGGCCGGCGTTTTCCGGGTCGTTGGCGTACGCAAAAAATTGGCTTGCCTCGTAGCCGAATTCTCGTTGATGTTCTGCCGGCAGTGCTTCGAAGATTTGCTTTGCTTGTGCCAGTTTGTTTTGGGCTTCGAAAAAATCGAAGTCTGCAAAGTCGCCGTATTGTCCTCCCCATTGTTCGAGGTGAGATAGTGTGCCGGTCTTTGCGGCTCTCGCCACAATCCGGTTTATGTCGGTCAAGTCCTTGAACGACTGTTTGGTTTGTCCGTCGTCGTAGGTCAACGGATGTTCGGGTAGTGGTGTTGTGCTCATGCTCATTTTTTCGTCCTCTCGTTTGGTGATGGTATGTAACGGCGTCTGCCGTTTTTGTCGATTACTGACGGCCGGCGTTGGTTTTCAAGCCATTGTTTAGCGTTGCGGCCTTTCTTTTTGAACCAGTCCGCGCCTTTTTTGAACGCGCGGCGTCGTCCTAGTGGCGTGAATAGGCTTGCTCCTGCTGCTGCGCCGGCTGCTACCTTGGCGGCGGTTCCTCCTATACCTTCTTGCTCGTTGACTTTGGCCCACAGGTCTCCGAATAGGATGCGTTTGTTTAGGTCGGCGGCTTTTCCTTGGTTGTCCAGGTGGACGCCGTTTGTTTCCGCGAGTGCTTTGGCCGCCATTCTGTTTCGTAGTGCGATTTCGGCGTCTTTAAGTACGAAGTCCATATTCAGATTCGCGATTTGGTATTTCAGTAGTCTCGCCTGCATAGCGCTTGATGCGCCTTTTTGCGCTCCTGTTACTCCAGCTTCTCCCACGTTTCCGACTGTTGCCATTGCGCCGGCCGGCGTTGATGCGTCGAATTTTGCTGCGAGTATTGGGTTTAGGCCGGCTGCTTTTAGGTCGGCCATTCGTCGTTGTATTGCGGTGTTGCTCATCCGTTCTTGAAAGTCGCGGTTGCGTTGTGCTTCCTCTCTGTTTTCTCTGTTGGCTTTCTTTTGGCCGAAAAGGCCAAAAAGTCCGCCAAATATAGAGCCTAATAGGCCCGATCCCCCCCCACCGGGGGGGGCGCTTGTCGGGCTGACAGATCCCGATGCTGCTCCGATTGTGCCTGTCATTAGAAGTGATCCAAGTTGCCGGGTACGCCAAATAACGGCATCGGGCGCGCACACTTGAGGTCAAAGTGAATATCCACTATGAAGTGTGGTGCGCCGGCGCCGACGGCTACCGCTCTTTCGAGCGGGATTCCGAGATTGGATTGTATGAACGTGTTTCCGAGTGCCGGCGCTGTGGCGAAGTCTTCCGCTAAGTGCCAGCTATGTAGGCTGGCCGGGTAGTCGCTTCGGAATTGGCCGGTGATTTTCGATAACTTCGTTCTGTATTCGCCGTGTCGTTCTTGGTATCCGAATACCTCGTCTTTGGTGCTGTTGTTAACGTACCAAATCTCCTTGTTTAGTACGGCTTGTTCGCCGATTTGGCTTAGCACCGGCATGTAGTGGTCGTAACGTGTTTGTCTTGTCCACATACGATCTAGGCCTTGCTGGTAGGTTATATCTCCTCGGAAGTTCATTAGTCCCATTAATACGCCGTGTTCCACGAAACTTTTCGTAAAGCCGTGTGTGCCGCTGACTGTGCCGAAGCCGGCCAAGTCGCCTTGATCTGCGCCGGCTGTGTCTGACGTATTTGCTACTGGCGTAATGTTTACGCGTGATGATCCTCCACCGAGAAACTCGGGTCTGTAGGTCTGGTCTGGCATTGTGACGCCAAAGTGTGCCTTCACCATTTCCGAGTATCGGGTTCCCGACCTGGCATCGCGTTCCAGAAGCCGTTGTAATTGAAACGACAGTCTCAGGTCGTTAATGGTTGCTTCGGTGACCTGTTCGAGGTCGGCGAATATGTTCGGGTATCCGGTGTCGCCTTCCTCGATGGTGATCCATGAGTTTGTTCCGGCTCCGTCGACGATTTTTCCTGTTGCGTATGTCGGGTTGGTTCCGTCGGATTCGTATACGGGGATACTGGAATCCGTGAAGTTTTGATTATTTTTACCGATGCCGGTGACGGGTGCTTGTCCCAGTAGTGGCAGGCTAACGGCATCGCCTTTCTGGGGCCACGGCAAACAGCGCGTAAAATAGTCGGCCGATTTGCAACGTTTTTGTAGGGTGTATGTTCCCGTTCCGTCGTTGCCGTTGTGCATTTCCTCCGCTAGTGCTGTCTGCAAGTTTTGGTTGCGGAACCATTCGTTATATATACGGTTATATGCCCTGAAAGGAAGCGCC